TGAAGTTGTTATAACAATGTTGGACTATTGGAGATATGTGAATGATGGAAGAAAGCCTGGTAAATATGTCCCGTTGGATTCAATAAAGAAGTGGATTAGACAGAAAGGACTTAAGGGGAGAAATAAAAAAACAGGTAGGTTTATCACAACAGAAAGTTTCGCTTGGGGTATATCTACCAATATAAAGAAGTTTGGTATTGCACCAACATATTTCTATGACAACGCATTCCAACAATTTGAGAAAGCATTTGAGACAGAAGCAGTACAAGCCTTGGGAATAGATTTTGAAACCTTCTTTGATAATTTGTTTGAAGAAAACCAATAAATAAAATGAGTATAACTTTAGAAATATCGCAATCACCAATACTGATTAGTCCAAGTAATACAAATCATGTGTATAATGTAAGAACATCAGCATATACGCTGACTGACTTTCAATATATTTGTGATGTATATTTTAGACCATCAGATGTTGTATGGAGTGGAACGAATACCACAAACAGGGTTGCAAGATTAAAAGTATTACCAAATGAATATGGTAATGCAATAATTGATTTGGAAGAAATAGTAAGGACATTATTAAACGCAAATCCAAGATTTAGTGGTGAGACCTATCCCTATCTTAATCCAGCATCAGATGTCAATTCTGTTGTAACCTTATCAGCAGCGAAAAATACAATAGAATATAACGGATATAATTTATGGCCAGGTGGTTCTCCAAATGCATCAGTAGACCAATTGTGGCATATACAAGAATATAGAGCTATATTTGGTTATTCATATTTGTCTGGTAATTCAGTTGTAGAAGTTGTAGATAGAACAGCAGCATACCAACCACAATCAATAACAATATTTCCTGGTGTAGATAATAAGTTAATACCGGCACCTTATCTATCAGGAGCAACAGTATCAACAGGGACCACAGCAATAGGTCCGAACTGGTTCCAATACCCTAACTTAAACCATTTGTATTATGACCTATTTAGATATCAATACTATTTGGGACAAGACCATTCAGATACTAGTTGTAATTATGATGAGTTAAGTTGTTCTCCTTCGGAGTTCTTGAATGTAGCAGGAACAAATTATAAAATCATATCTCAATCGGATGTTGTAGATACAAGAGTTAGAACAAGAAAACATCATCCCGATTGTCCTATTATAGTTTCTTTTCTGAATGGAAAGAACCCCTATTTTATCAACGATATTTATTCATTAGCTATTAGGTCATCCGATAGTGTTAAAGGGGATTATACCTATTCTGCAGAAACGATAAATAGAAGTACAACCTCATTACCATCCACAATAGAACCAATCAACTCAAGGTTCAAAATGGGAGTATTTTATTTACCTTATAATGTTACTGATGATGGAACAAATATAATTCCAACTGATTCAGAAAAGGTTTGTTTCTATGGAACATCTTATCAAGCAACAAAGAATGATAGACTAGCCTTCTCAAATAGAACAACAGAGATACTTGAGTTTGTGATGCAAGAAAGAAGTTGTATCAATACACCTATACATGTATTATTCTTGAATGGTAGGGGAATGTGGGACACTTATACTTTCGGTGGAAAAACAAGTAAAAAATTAGACATAACTAGACCTTCATATAGACAAGAAGTATCCCTCAACAAACAATTTTACAATATTGGTTCATCACAAAGAGGTACTAGAATATACGAACAAGAACTAGAGAAAACTTGGGATTGTGAAACATGGTATATGGACCAAAACGATGTGATAATTATGGAAGAACTATTTATGTCTCCCGAAGTTTATATTATAGATGGAACAGTAATTAAGGACTTACAATGTGTAAGTTGTTTGAATGAAGTTAGATTATACCAACACCTTATACCAGTAGTTATTAAAGACACGACATTTGATGTTTGGAATAAGAACTATGAGAAAATATTCCAATATAAATTCACCCTTGAATATGCAGGGTTTAAGAGATATAGAACACAAGGCTAATGAATCTACAAATATTAACCAAAGTTAATGGTAATGATGAGTATATTGAATTGTTTGGGACTGATAGTTTGAATTTAGACTTATCATTCGCAGAGATACAAGATATAACTAAAAAGAACTCAGCATACACGAAAGAGTTTGATGTTCCTGGTACAAATCAGAATAACTACATATTCAATTATTTCTTTGACTTCAATCAGGTTCCTTTAGATTGGACGCCGAGTAAGAAGTTCGAAGCTTGGTTATTATACAACGGATACATAATACTTTCAGGTTATATTAGATTAAACACAGTAACAATAGACAAAGAACAAAAGAGTTATAACATAACATTTTATAACGGGATAGGTGATGTAGCAGCAAACATAGGTGATAAGTTCATGAGAGAACTTGACTTATCGCATTTATCACATCCATTATCTGATGATGTATGGTTGCAATCTCAACTTGACTATAACTTATTCCCACTTACAGGTACTACAGATTATGCATATCAAAATGGAAAAACATTTTGGGGTCTATATCAGATAGGTTATAACTATACCAATTCTACAAGTGGTTTGACTTCGTATTACAATGGAAATTGTAATGATTCAATTACAATTGAAGCAGGACAGAAAGTAGTAAATACAACAACAGTATTACCATTCTTACCTGGTGATACAATTAGATTTTCTGAAGTAGCATTAACACCTACAAAGTTTATTCAAGGTATAGTAGATGAAGTTAATGGAACTCAAATTACATTCACACCTAATCTAGCATTGGGAACAGGAACATTAAGTAGTTGGAATGTGTTTTATATCATTCCTGACGGATTACAAATTAACGATTACAACACCACACCACAAATCAATTTCCAATCGCCTAATATACCCAACTTTTTCTCGTTCTCGGGAACACCTATACGAGATTACTATTTCAAACCATCAATACAAATAAAGGAATTATACGAACAAATATTCGAACAAGCTGGATATCAAGTTGAATCAAACTTTTTCAATACATCTTATTTCGAAAGATATTATTTACCATTAAAGTTCAATTCACAAGGGATATATTCACAAGGTCTTATCGAACCTTGTTATACCTTTGCATATTCTGCTAATACACCGAATCAAGGGGTAACCTGCAATAATGTTCCTTTCTCTGCAGATACAGATTATATCTATATTCCTTCAGGTTATTCAGGAACATATACATTCGATGTTTATATTATTTATGAAGATTATTTTGGACCTTGTCCTGGTCCAAACGGAGGAGCATATGAATTATATGTTGAGGCGAACGGCACAAGTTATTTAGCAGCAACCTCTTCGGATTGTGATGACGAATTTCCTGGTACCTATCAAATACAAATTGGAGGAAGGGTTACGATAGATATTGTCGCACCAACTACAATAAACTTATTGGCTAATGTAGGAAGTGGTACAATATCAGAATATGCATTACAAATACAATCAGCACCAAGATTTGCTCCATTAGGAGGAGGTTATGATTATGCAAATGAATTCCCACCTAACGATTTCAAACAAATAGATTTCATAACATCAGTTAATAAACTTTTCAACTTGGTTGTAGTACCAAGTCCTGATAAGCAAAAAACTTTAATTGTTGAACCTGTAATTGATTACATAGGAAATGGTCAGATATTAGATTGGACCGATAAAATAGATTGGGATTCACCAATAACAATTTCTCCTACTACTAATATCTTGAATGGTACGCTGAATTATAATTTCAAGTTAGACCAAGACTTCACAAACCAGCAGTTTAATATTTCCAACAATAGAATATTTGGAACATATGAACTACAACTCAATCAGGACTATAAGGACAATAAAATCAATTTTGACACAATATTTAGTTCTCCTGTTGATATTGCATTGAATAACAGCAATCTCCCCAATATTACGATTAGTAATATGGCAACCATCAAGACGAATGAAACAAAAGATGGTGGTGTGTTTCAGAAGTTCGAACCTTATAAGATATTACCGAGAGTAGTATTTAGGGGACTTACTTTACCAAATCAGAATTGGGGTATAAATAGTGCTGATACTCAAACATGGTGGGCAGAAACATATGAGATAGATAGATGGCAAGAAATAAATAGATTTACAACTTATCCATTCTCCTTTACAGGTTTCTCACACTATATCAACTTCAATGCTCAAGATTATTTTGACATCAACGAATCATTATTTCCAAATCAACAGGATATGTATGACATCTACTACTATGACTATATTAGTGATATTACAAGTCCTGAAAACAAACTTAT